TATGCGACGAACCAGGCGCAAAAGTTCTCGACCCTATACGGTCAAGCCGCGCCATATTTGGCCGCAATGAATGGCGCGAATGTTCATGCCGGTGACAACGTGAGAGTCGGGGAACGCGGCGAGGAATTATTTATTCCGCAACGTAATGGAACGGTGGCACCCATCAAGGGCGGCGCGGCCGATCTCATTGGCGCGGTGAATGATATGAAAGAGGAAATCGTGACATTGCGGCGGCAACTCAGTCGAGCAATGGCGGCGGGGCAACTCGCAGGGGGTCGCGCATAATGGTTGCCACAACTCTCGCGGATTTAGTCGCCGATCCATATGCAAAAAAGAAATATCTCGTTATCCTCAAGCCTTATGATGTAAGCGGTGCGAGCGAATTGACTCTCTACTATTCCGGAGAGGGATTTGTCACCGAGCCAACCGACACACCGGCGAACACAATATTCGAGCCGAGATTGGTTGAGCCGATTTCATTCTCGAGATCGATGTTTGCATCGGAGCGGCTCGGGGGTTTCTCGGTGCCTGGTTTTGGCGAATTGGTTTTAACGAATGCCGATGGTTTTCTCGATGCCTGGTCGGGTTATGGATGGGATGGCCGATCGGTTGAGGTTCGAGTCGGTGAATCCGGAGCGGATTTCCAATATTATTTCACCATATTCCAGGGCAAGGCAAAGTCGATCACGTTTGACGATTTGTTCATTCGAGTGATTTTGAGAGATCGCCAGGCTGATTTCAATGTGGATTTTCCCTCGGCTCTTTATGCCGGAAGCGGTGGCAATGAGGGATCGAGCAACCTGGCGAATCAACCAAAGCCTTTATGTTTCGGCGAGGTTTTCAACATTGAGCCGGTTTTGGTTGATTCGACAAACAATGTTTACCAGGTTCACAATGGGCAAATCGAGTCGATCGTCGCGGTTTATGATGGCGGGGTCGCGTTATCTCTCACAACCCATTACACGGTTGATTTAGCGAATGGCCGGTTCACCCTGGTTTCCGCGCCTGATGGGGTCATCACGGCGGATGTGAAGGGTTCAAAGCCATCGGGTTCCTATAAGGAAACCGCCGGTGATATTATTCGGCATATTGTGGTTGATTATGGCGGTTTGACCGATCCAGGCGATTTAAACACAACCTCATTTTCGGATTTAAACACGGCGAATAGTTCGGCGGTTGGGGTTTATGTCAGAGACACAACCACCATCCTCGAGGTTCTCGACCAAATCGCAAACACGGTCGGCGCATATTATGGATTCGATCGATCGGGTGATTTCGAGGTGAATCGGATTGAACTCGCAACCGGAACAGCGGCGGCGGAATTTGACTCGACAAACATCATCGAGATCACGCGGCTTGCCTCGGCGGTTCCAAATTACCAGGCTCGAGTGAATTTCAAGAAAAACTATCGGGTGATGAGCGAAACGGATTTCGACTCATCGGTCACAACGGCGCAACGCGATTATTTGGTTCGGGATTCCGATGTTGCCATTGCGACCGACACGGCCATCCAAACGCCATATCCAAATTCCGACCCGCTCATCATTCCGGCATTGTTTGCGGAGTCATCACCGGCGGCAACGGAAGCCTCGAGGCTTTTGACGTTATACAAAACACAGCGCGACATTTATCGGATATTGGTGAAAACCCAACCTTACACGCGCAAATTAAATGATGTGGTAAAAATCACGTTTAGCCGCTATAATTTGACAAGCGGAAAATTGTTTCGGGTGATTTCTATCGTCGAGGATGCGGCGGTGAATGAGGTCGAATTGGAATTGTGGGGTTAGAATATGCCAACAAATATGATCATTTCCTCGACTAATTATGCCGACACCGGAACGGTGACGGTTGATAATGCCGTGGGAACTTTGCCGATCACCAATTTGCAAGATCGGCAGATCGTAAAGATTTGGCGCAATTCACAAACCACCGCTCAAATCGATGTTGATTTTGGTCAAGGGCGCATTGTGGATTTCGCGGCATTGATTAAACACACCATTTCGCAAACCGGCAAAATCCGGTGGCGGCTTTCGAATGCCTCGGATTTCTCATCAACGGTTTATGATTCCGGTTTGATTGATGCCTGGCCGATCGTCGAGGAATTTGGCACTTTACCCTGGGGCGTGTTTTCCTGGGGCGGATATTTGAATATCACGGTGGCCGCTCAATACACGATCTCGACGTTTGCGGTTTTATCATCACCGGTTCAAGCGCGATATTTGCGGATCGATATTTCTGATGCGGATAATACTGACGGATATATCCAGGCCGGTCGATTGATTGCAGGGCCGGCATATAAGCCATCGATCAATTATGGCAATGGTATCGAGTTCGAATTTGTGGATGATTCCAGGGTCACCAAATCACGCGGGGGGCAAACCTTCATTGATGAAATCGAGCGTTTTCGGCGGGTTCGGTTTGACCTGGTAAACCTACCGGAAAACGAAATGTTTCAAAACGTATTCAATGCCATCGATCGATTGCGCGGGGTGGCACAAGATATTTTGATCATTCCTCAACCGGATGAACCGACAACATGGATCACACAAAATATTTATGGTAGAATCACGCAAACATCGCCGATCGTAAATTCGGCGCTCAACTTTTATGGCCGACAAATCGAGGTCGAGGAACTTATCTAGGGGAAACAAAACATGGCATTTCCGGTCACTCTAAACGGTCGCACCTATACGCTCACAGATTTTGAAGGCACCAATTACGTTGATGGCTTGCCCGATGCCTTTGAGGATTTTGTCACACATGCCGGTGATATTTACAATTCCACCTCGACCACATCGAACTCGATCGGCACCGGATCAAAGACATTCACGGTTGAGGCAAACAAACCATATCAAGCGGGAACGCCATTGCGGATTGCGGATGCGGCGGCACCATCAACCAATTTCCTCGATACGGTGGTAACATCTTATTCCGGAACAACCTTGGTTGTTAATTCAATCGGTTTTGGCGGGTCAGGAACAAAGACATCTTGGACGGTGAACATCGGTGGCGCAAAAACCGTTGATGGCACTCTGGGGCTATCTCAGGGCGGCACAGGGGCAACCGATGCGGCGGGTGCAAGAACGAACATCGATGTTTATTCTAAGAGTGAAACCGACACGCGATATTTAAATATTTCGGGAGATAGCGCGGATATTTCTTTCGGCGCAAATATGTCGTTTGGTGATAATAATAAAGCCATCTTCGGCGCAGGGTCTGATCTCCAGATTTATCATAATGGGGCACATAGTTATATTGATGATGTTGGCGGTGGCGTTCTTATAATTCAAACAGATGGCAGTAATGTTTCTATTAACAGCACTGGTAAGAACATGGGAGTGTTTACCAAGGATGCAGAGGTTACATTATATTACAATAACTCCCCCAAAATCGCCACCACCAGCACAGGCGTTGACGTAACTGGCACTATTACTGGTGATGATATAATATTGTCAGACGCAAGTAGTCCTAATATTACATTAACAGACACAACCAATACTCTGACGACAATTATTCAAAGTGGAAACTCTACAGGTATTGTCGGAACAACAACTGACCATGATTTACGGATACAACGTAATGGCTCAGATATTATTGACGTATTATCTACAGGTATTGACATCACGGGCGGATTCACCGCCACAGCCGACTCAATAATATCGACAGATGGCGGCAACCCATCTATGACGGTTAAAACCTCCGGAACCGGAAACAACCCATCATATATTTTAAGAGCCGGTGACAATACGGTTTTTGACATTATGGGGATATTTTCAAACGACCCCGACTATTTAAGAATCGGAAAAGGAACAACCGGATCGGTTGATACCGAAATTGCAAAATTTCATGTCGGTGGCGATGTTGAAATTGCCAATGGAAACCTAGTGGTCGCAAGCGGTCACGGCATCGATTTTTCTGCTACCTCTGGCACTGGCACAAGTGAACTTTTGTCGGATTATGAGGAGGGGACTTGGACTGTTGCCGCAGACTTTTTCAACACATCTCCCTCAAGCGGTGCTACAACAGGGACAGGCGTATATACTAAAGTCGGAAACAATGTTACTGTTTGGGGTCAGTGCAGCAATATAAATGTAACTGGAGCAGTTGGGAACATAAAAATTACGGGGATTCCCTTCGCTTCAAAAGCCAACTCAACCTTGGCTTTATATTCTGGTACAGTACGAACTTCACGGGTAAACATAGCTAACTCTTATTGCGTTGTCGAGGTAAGGGATGGGGAAAGTTTTCTTCGCATCATGGAAATGATTGATGATACAAATGCAGCAGAACTCACCACTGCAGACTTTATACATGGAGCCTCTGACATTTTCTTCACATTAAGTTATCAAACAGCATAACCCACTGCATAGCTTTGGGTCGGACAGTCCAACCATCAAAGGAGATAAAATAGATGGCACTAACAGAAACAACCGAAATCGGAAAAATTGAGGTGGTGGGGCAATTCCGCCACGTTCAAGTTCGCGTTGACAATGTGATTTCACGCGATGGCGTGGAAATCAGCCGATCATATAATCGCCACGTTTGCGCGCCAGATATAAGCGCGGATGATTTGGCGAATGAGCACGCGGAAGTTCAAGGCGTTTGCAATTCGGTTTT